AGAAGTGCCTGGTGCGATTCTCAAGCAAGGCCAGTCACTACGGATTCGATAGGAGGAAATGATTATGAGCAATAAAAATTTAGTATTAACCAAGCAGATTGAAAAGGAAACGGGTTACCAGGTGATGGCTGTTGGACTTAGTCTGCACAAGAAAATTAAAATGCTCGCTGTGGAGACTGGCATTCCGATGCGGACAATTTTAGAAACGATGATTCGGTATGGCTTTGAAAACCTCGAAATCCAAGATGTTAATTTGGATGACGAGTAATGCCACTTCGTGATTATCAAACCGAAACCATCAATGATATTTACAAGTCAATGGCGGCCGGTAACCACCGCATTGTGGTTCAGCAACCACCGCGCACTGGCAAGACAGTCATCATGGCCGAGATAGCAAAGCGAGCGACACAGAAAGGCAACCGAGTTTTAACGGTTGTGCACCGAAAAGAGTTGGTTGATCAGATAGCCAGCACCTACAAAAAGTGGGGCGTGGATATGTCATTTAGCCAGACAGGCATGGTACAGACGCTGAGTCGTCGAATCAAACGGCTAACTGAGCCAGCTATCATCATCATCGATGAAGGACATCATGCACTAGCTAAAACATATCGAAAAATCATCGAGGCTTTTCCAGATGCGGTACTGCTACTTTTCACAGCCACGCCTTATCGATTATCCGGTGAAGGGCTTGGCATCATCGCTGATGACCTAATCCAAGGTAAATCAGTGAAATGGTTGATTGATAACGGTTTTCTGGCGCCAGTGAAGTATTATGCACCACCTGATATCAATGCCGAACTACTCCGACGGCGAAACGGCGAGTTTACGAATGAATCGATTGCCACTGCGTTAAAGTCTGAAGTTTACGGCAGCGCCATTGTGCAATACAAACGCCACGCCTACGGAATGAAAGCTATCGCGTACTGCTATTCAGTTGAGTCAGCAAAGCGATTAGCGGATGAGTTTAATGCCGCTGGGATTGCAGCGGTCGAAGTTGATGGTGAAACGTCTGATGAAGAACGAGCTAAAGCGGTGGAAGATTTCCGTACAGGGAACATCACAGTTATGACCAACGTGGAATTATTTACCGAAGGCCTGGACTTACCAAACGTTGACTGTGTTATCCAACTGCGACCAACCCAATCATTGTCGCTATATCTACAATTCGCAATGCGCGCTATGAACCCGCGTGAAGGCAAGACGGCGGTGATTTTAGATCACGTGAGAAACGCTGAACGCTTTGGCTTACCGACTGACTACCGTGAGTGGTCGTTAGACGGGGAGCAGCAGAAGAAGCAGAACAAGCGCGAGACTGAAAAGAACACCAGCCCAAGCGTTGTTGTTTGCCCCACGTGTTTCTCGTCGTTTTATGTGACCGAAGTCAAAGACAGCCACTGCCCAGATTGTGGCGCTGAGTTACCAAAAGCGCGTGGTGAAGTAGTCACGATTAATGGCGACCTGCAAGAAATTAAACAAACCAAGAAGCAACAGTCTGAAATTGCCCACCGATTAAAAATCGTGCATCAGGTCCAAAAGCAGAACGCCAGCAAACTGATAGCCGGTAAACGGCCGTCAGAGTTAAAAACTCTGCAAGAGTTTCAGCTCTATGCCACCGCCCACGATTATAAATCTGGGTGGGCATACTACCAGGCAAAAAAGAAAGGAGTCATTTAATTGGGACTATTACCAAAGAATGAACGCAAAAAGCCGATGGACACCCCACGAACATTTTTCATCTGGGGCGCAACCATGTCGGGCAAGAGTTACCTCGCTGAACGGTTCCCAAATCCGTTTTTTATCAACACGGATGACAACGCTGAAAAAGCGGGTCTACCTAATTTTCAGCTCAAGAATATCCAGAATCCTGATGGGTCGATGAAGCAGTCAGTCATTGATCAGTTAGACGAATTAATCCTCGAACTGGGCACTACAAATAGTGGATTTGAAACTGTCGTGATTGACGTTATCGATGATGTGGTTGACCTGATTGAACAGTCAATCTTAATCGAAAACAACATTAAAGCATTATCTGACTTGGGTTATGGCAAAGGCTATGCAATGCAGGAACAAATTGTTCGGGGGCTGGTGCTGGAATTAAAGGCACTACCGATGAACGTGGTGTACGTGAGCCGTATCAGTGAAAAGACGGACAGCAATGGCAACTCAATCGAGGCTCCGTCGCTAAAAACCAAATGGTACAACATGGTCAATGGTAACAGCGACCTAGTCATTCGTACCCGCCGTATCGGGACAAACTACTCACGTTCAGCGACTGACAAACGTAAGCAATATGATCGTGAACAAATTTCAGACCCCAAGATTTTACGCATTCTCGAAAATGTGCCTGGGGTTTTCCCACGCCAAGCTACACCTGCTTCTAAGACAACTACTAACGAAAAATAAGGAGACTACAAATTATGTCATTAAAAGATATCGCAATGAAAGCAACTCAAAACTTTGACGCATCAAAGGACAAGCCAGAATCAGGTTACGAAAGCCTGCCATCTGGCACTTACAACGTCATCTTGGAAGATGTTGCTCACTTTGTATCTCAACGCACTGGCTGGGACGGTTTACAAATCAAGGTCAGTGTTCTAGACGGCGAATATGCAGGCCGGACTGATTCGAACATGTTCAATTTTGATGAGACCAGTGCCAACGGCAAAGCAATTCCAGAATCAGTGTTATCGCAACGCGTGCAAGTGGTTGCACGGTTAGCTAATGCGGTCGGCGTTCATTTAGACGATATTGACTGGGACTCGATTGACACGCTCGTGACGGCGTTCATGACTGCCAAGGGTAAGACGGCTGTAATGACACTCTCTGTTCGTGAGAACAAGAAGAACCCGCAATATCCATTCAAGAACTACGATTTCGAACCTGGCGAACCAACAGAACCAATGACTATCAGTGATGAAGACATTCCATTCTAAGCTCACTTCGCGCAGTGACGTTATCCACCGAATGGGTGAAAAGCCCGTTAAGAATGGAGGCTAGGCGATGCAAACACTTGAGAATTACGCGTTGGCATATGCCGGTAAAGGTTTTTATGTTTTGCCAATGGCTGCATTAGAAAAGCGCCCACTCGTTGAATTTGCGGACCGACCCCCAATGACACAAGCAGAACTAAAACAGGCATGGCAACGTCATCCAAATGCAAGGATCGCATTTCGCACTGTTGATTTTCTAGTTGTCGATATCGATGAACATACCGATGGCGAAGACGGCATTCAGTCGTTTCGCGACTACTACGCGGAACATCCGAAGCAGTTCCCAGAGACGTTGTCACAAACCACTGGCAGCGGTGGTACGCAGCTGTTTTACAAGAAGCCCGCTGGTATTGAGATGACACAAGTTATTGGGTGGCTGCCCGGTGTGGATATCAAAGCACACGTCAACAATTACGTGATGGTGGCTCCGAGCCCAACACCTAAGGGCGGGTATAAGTGGGACAATCGAAACCCAATCGCATTGGCGCCAACTGAATTGATTGACGCAATAAACGGGAAAAAACAGCAGTCATATCAGCCAATCCGTGAAATGACCCAAACCACACTGAGCAGTCAGGACCGGCAGTTTGGTCAGCATAGCAAGACGGCCGAGTTGTTTGAGCAAATCGCAAACGGACTGGGCGAAACGGGTGGCCGGAATATGGCACTAGCAGCGTTCATCGGTGGCTTATTGTACCGGAATGTTGATGCAAAAGCCGTTTATCAGCTGGCGCAGTTGGCGAATGACAACACTGCCAATTCATTAGACGTTAAAGAATTTGACCGCACATTCGACAGCATGGTCAAAAAAGAATTGAGGCGAAGAAATGGCGGATAAGGCACTACTAGACGAACTGGCGAATAAGCAGCAGTCCGCCAAACAAAATGTATTAGCAATGACACCACCTTGGAAAGAGTCTGCGAACGGTGGAATTAAAACCACTAGCGTTGTGAACGTCCAGTTGGCGATTGAATATGATCCATTACTTCAAGGACTTTTTCGGTATAACGAATTCACCTGGGAAGTTGAAGTGGCACGCGATGTGCCAGAACTACACATTAAAAAGGGACAAATGTTGGATGCTTACGATTCTTTGATTTTGAGCGAGCTAGAGCGGCTGTGGGGCGCTTCGTTCAGTGACCGTGCGCTGCTTCATGGTGTTATTGCATTGAGCCGCGAGCAGTCGTTTCACCCGGTGCAAGAATACTTATTGAACGCAAATAAGGTCTGGGACCACGAAGAACGCATTCCAACCTTTATGAACACTTACTTGGGCGTTGAAATTTCTGAAATCACCACACTCATCACACGATTATGGTTAGTCGGAGCTGTTGCGAAGGCGTTTGAACCAACGACTAAATTTGACTTCGTACTTGACCTGGTCGGCGGCCAGGGCGCTGGGAAAACAACTTTGCTTGAAAAGCTGGCCAATGGTTGGTACACGGATCAATTCATCAATTTTAGCGATAAGGACGGCTATGGCACAATGCTTCGGTCTTGGATTGTCAACGATGATGAACTGACTGCCACGTCGAATTCAAGCTTTGAAGAACTCAAGAAATTCATCTCAGCTCGACGGTTAGAGTTTCGACCCGCTTATGGCAAGACAACGGTGCGCCGTGATAAATCATTCGTAATTGCTCGTACGACCAACGAAGAAACCTACTTAAAGGACAAGACTGGTGAACGTCGGTTCTTGCCGCTGAAAGTAAATAAGCAGCAGCAGAAGAAGCATCCGGTGACGGATTTATCGCCCGAAGTTGTCCAACAGCTCTGGGGTGAAGCGGTCGCTTTGTATCAGGCCGGTTTCAGTTTTGAAGTCACACCCGAGCAAGAGAAACAGCTAAACCTGCATCGGTCAATGTTTATGTATGTGGACGCTATCGAAGACGAAATCGAGAACGTGCTTGGCACATGGCAAGGCGGCTTTATCACGTCGAAAGAAATTGGCAACAATATTGGTGCTGGTGATCTCGTAAAAAATAAATCGGCCGCAAAGAAGATTAAATACATCATGGACAACCGTGATGACTGGGAGACCGGAACTACCAAAGTAGGTGGATTATCTCGCCGGGGTTGGCGAAGAGTTGTTTAAGGTTGCGTCTGGTTGCGTCTGGTTGCGAGTTGTGTGTAACTCACCAATCCCTTGTGGCTCTAAGCACTAACTACTTCTTCTTACTAAGGTTGTCTCTTATTTCTTAAATAAAGTAAATAATTATATATATAGGGGGTGGTATTTATTTTATATACGGAAATAAGACGCAACCTGCAACCAAGTGAGTTAACCCGTTGGGAGAGTAGTCGTCAACGAACTTATCCACAAGGTGCAACCACTCGCAACCATTGACTCCCGAATCTAAAAAAGCGAGGTATTACATGACCACTGAACATGATATCCAAAATGATATCCGCGTTGCTGTATCACGAGCCGGATGCACGATCATTCGCACCAACACCGGCCGAGTGATGACAAAGGACAAGCGAATGTTTGATGCCGGACCACCTAAGGGGTGGCCGGATCTCTCGGGTTTTCGTCATAGCGACGGGAAGTTGATTTTAATCGAAGTTAAAAACGAAAAAGGACGATTACGCAAAGACCAGAAGAAATTCGCCGAGTTTATCAAGCAGTATCCGGTTTTATACGGCGTGGCGCG